CCAAGTTCACCCATTGCACGGTTCTGCTTTACATACTCGTTGTTGTACCGACCAATTTCCTTGTCCATGATAGCCCCAGGATACACACGACCGTTACGGTTCTTGGTATCGGCTTCCATGAACACACCCTTAATGAAATAATTCTTCTGACCGTTCTTTTCTTCGGTCAAGACTTGGATTTCGCTTTGGGTTGTTTCGGTGATGAGTTTCATTAGTCGCGTTCAGCCTTCTTTTTATTGTACTGCTTCCATGCGGTGGCGTACATGACGCTCTTGCCACGCTTTCCGTATTGCTTGTGAAAAGAGGACTTGGCTTTCTTTGAGCCAGTCATCTTTTCCATACCCGGAGGCGACACTTCATCAATCTGCTCGACTTCTTCAGACACCTCTTCGGTTTCCTCGTACATC